GGCGCAGCTTATGGAGGACTTCAAGCAGGACAAGATCCGCAAGGCGATCGATCAGATCGAGTTGATGGCGGAAATCTACGGCACCGGCATCGGCGAGATCATCGTCAAGACCGAAAAGGTGTTCGAGCCGGCCACTCAAGCGATTCCAGGGCAGCCTGGCCAGGCGGCGATCGGCGTAGTTGAGAAGAGCCGGGTTGCGGTCAAGCTCATGCCGGTCAATCCTAAGAACTTTTTGTTCGATCCGAACGGCACCAGCATCGACGACTGCATGGGCGTGGCGATTGAGAAGTACGTCTCCATCCACAAGGTCGTTGAAGGCATCGAAAAGGGCATCTATCGCAAGGTCAACATCACGCCGGAGTATGAAGACAGCGATCTGGAGCCGACACAGGAGTTGAGTCAGTACCAGGACGAGAAAGTGCTGCTGCTGACGTACTACGGGCTGGTGCCGCGTGAGTATCTGACGGAGGAAGACAGCGACGTCGTGGAGTTGTTCCCTGACGATTCGGCTGCTGAAGACTACACCGACATGGTGGAGGCCATCGTAGTGGTGGCAAACGGCGGGATGCTGCTCAAAGCCGAGGCCAACCCGTACATGATGAAGGATCGCCCCGTCCTGAGCTATCAGGACGACACGGTGCCCAACAGGCTGCTGGGCCGTGGCACGGTGGAGAAGTCCTACAACATGCAAAAGGCGATCGACGCTCAGGTAAGGAGCCATCTGGACTCGCTGGCGCTGACGACCGCGCCTATGATGGGCCTGGACGCCACTCGGCTGCCGCGAGGCGCTAGGTTTGAGGTCAAGCCGGGCAAGGCGTTCATGGTAAACGGCAACCCGGCCGACATCATGTACCCGTTTAAGTTCGGCGAGACGAGCCTGAACAACCTGAACACGGCCAAAGAGTTCGAGAGGATGCTGTTGCAGGCCACTGGAACGCTGGACAGTCAGGGAATGGTAAGCCAAGCCTCCCGCGACGGCGCGGGCATGTCGATGGCCGTGGCTACGATCATCAAGAAGTACAAGCGCACGCTGGTGAACTTCCAGGAAGACTTCCTGATCCCGTTCATCCAAAAGGCGGCGTTCAGGTACATGCAGTTTGACCCTGAACGCTACCCGTCTGTGGACATGAAGTTCATTCCGACGGCGACGTTGGGCATCATCGCCCGCGAGTACGAGCAGCAGCAGTTCATCGGTCTGCTACAGACGCTGGGGCCGAACACGCCAGTGCTGCCGCTGATCTTGAAGGGCATCCTGAACAACTCCAGCCTGACGAATCGCTACGAGTTGATCTCGGCGCTTGAGCAGATGAGTCAGCCTGACCCGCAGGCCCAGCAGATGGCCCAGGCGCAGCAGCAATTGGCCCTGCAAGCCGCGCAGGCGCAGATCGCAGTGCAGACTACCCAAGCGGAGCAAAACCGCGCTGAAGCGGCCAAACTGCTCACGGAGGCACAACTCATGCCTCAAGAGGTGCAGGCCAAGGTCATCGCCTCGACGACCAAGAACTTGCCGACGGGGCAGGAGTCAAGTGAGTTCGATAAACGGGTCAAGATTGCTGAGTTGATGCTCAAGGAAGCGGACATCAAGAACAAGTCTAAGATTGTCGAGCTACAGATGCTCAGCGCGGGCAATGAAGTCGCCGACGTCGAAGACGATTTTCTGCGCACCCTATCTTCGGAGTTGAAAAATGGAACTCGCTAATATTTTTTCGTCTGATGACGCCGCAGACCGCGTTTTTGCATCTGTTGACAACTCCATCTCGGACATCAAGGCGATGCAGCGGCGCAAGGTCGCGGAAAACGTCCAAGTTGTCATCCAGGCGCTCAAGAAGATCGAGTCGGATCTTCAAGACCGCTATGATGGCGTGACGACTGTCATTGAAAAGCGTGTTGCTTCGCTCAAAGACGGCCGGGACGGCATCGACGGCCGCAATGGCCGTGATGGTAAGGACGGCCGGCCTGGCCGTGACGGCGCGCCTGGCGCTCGTGGGCCTGCCGGGGCACCCGGCATGGACGGCCGCGACGGTCAGGACGGCGTGTCGGTCACTGACGCGAGGATTGACTTTGATGGCAGCCTGATCATTGGTCTGTCATCTGGCCGCGAGATCAACGTCGGTGAGGTGGTGGCACCTGACTTGGCCGAGCGTATCAAGGTCATCACCAACGGCGGCGGCACCAGCCAGACCGTGCTGGATGCCTTGGCCGGGCTTCAGGCGCAGATTGACGCCTTTGGGTCCGTTAACTACCAAGGCACTTGGAACGCGGCGACTAACACGCCGACCATCACCAGCAGCGTCGGCACCAACGGCTACTACTATGTCGTTTCGGTCGCTGGATCGACCAACATCAATGGAATATCCACGTGGGCCGTTGGTGATTGGATCATCTTCAATGGCTCGGTGTGGCAGAAGATCGCCCAGGGTAACACCGGCAACTTCACCGACCTGTCGGCCTCTGGCACTGTCACTCTGTCCGGCGGCACCGCCAACGCCGTGGCCTATCTCAACGGCTCCAAAGTCCTGACCACTGGGTCTGCGCTGACGTTTGATGGGACGAATTTGGGGGTCAATTGCACGGCAACCAATTTTGGCGCAAATTACAGAACGGTTGAAGCGCGAGGGGCAACCACAACTACATCCGGCGTTTTTCGAGCATCTTCTTCGGACTCCAGCCAGAAGATTGATTTCTTCATTGATTCTGGTGTCGGAACACTTCGCACCGACAGCAATCACCCTTTGGCGTTTTCTATCAACAACGCCGAACAAATGCGCCTGACCAGCACAGGTCTGGGTATTGGGACGAGTTCGCCTTCGTATAAGCTGGATGTAAGCGGTACTTTTAGAGTTGCAGGCACAAGCAATTTTATTGTTGATAGTTTTGGTGCGGTACAAGCGCCTGCTGGTGTTTATGTAAATACAACTGGAACTCGTTCTGCGGGTATCAATTCAAGCGGCGAAGACATTAGATTTAGGGCGGGCAATGCTGATGATCGAATGATTCTCGACGCTGCCGGCAACCTCGGCTTGGGGGTGACGCCGAGTGCGTGGTGGTCTGGCGTTAAGGCGCTGCAAGTCAATGGTGCTTCACTGCTTTCCAGCGGCGTCACGGCCAGCCTAACTGCAAACGCACATCTGAATAGCAGCGCCGCATGGACGTACACCGCCACAAATAGCGCAACACACTACGAGCAGACTGGCGGTCAGCATCGCTGGAACACCGCCCCCTCCGGCACCGCAGGCAACGCGATCTCGTTTACGCAGGCGATGACGCTGGATGCGAGTGGGCGGCTTGGAATTGGGACGACAACACCTTCGTACAAGTTAGATGTTTCTTTGGCATCTGGTGCAAACTTGGCGAAGTTTACTGGCCCAGAATACGCACAAATTGTTCATACTGACGGGGTCCGTACGCTTTACACGCAGGTGTACGATAACGCAGCGCGATTATTTACCGCGACTTCTACTCCTCTGTTGTTTGGTACGGTTGACACCGAACGCGCCCGCATCGACTCCAGCGGCAACTTTGGCGTAGGCTCTACCAGCCCCAGCACATACGGCAAGATGGTGGTGGAGGGGTCTGGAAGTTTCACCAACGCTTTGGTTTCGACCAGCAGCACGTTGACTGACAAGCCAACGCTGGAATTCCGCAAGACGATGAACGTCACCAGCGGACAGACAAACACTGTTGGTCGCGTTTCGTTCAACGGTAAGTGGGGGTCGACTCAGGGTGAGCAGGCTTACGTTTCGGTTACGTCCCTCAACGCGAGTGGAATTGTTGATAACAACACACTGAAGATTTCCACAACGTCCATATTTGATAGCGGCAATGACCAAAGCTGGTTGACGCTCCAGGCCAACGGTTTTATTCTCGCCAACAAAAATGGCGCTCTAGTCCAAATCATAGACACTACGCCTACGTTCACGGTGCAGGCGGACAATTATCGATTTAAGTCTGCTGCCGGACTTAGCGAGTACGCCCGTTTCACTACTGCCGGTGAGTTCTACATTGCTGGTACAACGGACCAAGGCGCGTACAACCTGCAAGTCAATGGCACTGGCGTGTGGGGTGCTGGTGCCTACGTCAACGGCTCTGACGCACGGCTGAAAGAAGATGTGCAAGACCTTGCGCCTGCGCTTGATGTCATCGCCGCGCTGCGCCCTGTGACGTTCAGGTACAAGGAGGACTACTCCAAAGACCAAAATGTTCAGCCGGGCTTCATCGCTCAAGAACTTCAGCAAGCCATGCAGGGGCAAGCGTACGTTGACGGCGTAGTGCAGTCTGGTCCAGAGTTCTTGAACGTGGCCTACCAGTCCCTGGTGCCGCTGCTCACCAAAGCCATCCAAGAGCAGCAAGCCATAATCAATCAACTCAAGGCCGATGTGGCCGCACTCAAAGGAGCTTAAACCATGACGACTTGGACCATCTCTTGCCTTGACCACCGCACGTCTGACGGCTTCGTGACCACAGCTCATTGGCGCGCTACGTCCGTGGACGGCGACTACAGCGCCAGCATCTATTCGACCTGCGGCTGGAGCGAAGGTCAGCCCACCGTGCCTTATCTCGACCTGACCGAGCAGCAAGTGCTTGAGTGGGTCTGGGGAAGCGGCGTAGACAAGGACGCTGTAGAGGCAACGCTGGCTGCTCAGATTGCCGCACAGAAGAACCCTCCGATGGCCACTGGCACGCCTTGGAACACGAATGAAGCCGCTTGACCAAGTCGCCGACGACATCTTTGCTTCGGTAAGCTCAACGGCCTTTGAGACAAAGGCCGCGCAGCAGCGCAAAGCAAACGATAACGTACAGGTCATTGTCCGTGAACTCAAGAAGATTGAGACGGACATCCGCGACCGTTACGACTCCATCGGCGGCAAAATCGAAGAGCGCGTCGCCTCGATCAAAGATGGCCGTGATGGGCGTGATGGTGTAGACGGTCGGCCTGGACGTGACGGAAGGCCTGGCCCGGAAGGCCCACGGGGGCCGGCTGGAGCGCCTGGCAAAGACGGCAAAGACGGCAAGGATGGGGAAGACGGCGTATCTGTCACCGACGCCAAGATCGACTTCGACGGAAGTCTAGTCATTGGCCTGTCATCTGGCCGTGAAATCAATGTTGGCGAGGTTGTAGCTACTGACTTGGCGGAGAAGATCCGCGTCACGATGTCCACCAACTCAACGGTGGCCATTCAAGACGAAGGAACGACTGTCACTGACGGCGTTCGCAACATCAACTTCACCGGCTCAGGCGTAACGGCCACGGCTTCTGGTGACAGCGTGACGGTCAATGTCTCGGGCGGCGGTAGTTCGTTGGCCATTAAAGACGAGGGCACGACGCTCACCAGCGCGGCCACTAGCATCGACTTTACTGGCTCTGGCGTGACGGCGACCAACGTCGGCAGCGCTGTTTCTGTAGCCATTGCAGGCGGCATCCCGAGCGCGAACATCCAGGAGTTCACAAGCACCGGCACATCTACGTGGACCAAGCCTACGGGCGCAAAGCTGGTCTACGCCCTAATGTTTGGCGGCGGCGGCGGGGGCGGCTCTGGAAGGCGCAGGGCTTTGGCTTCTTCTGCCACGGCTGCATCTGGTGGCGGTGGGGGCGGTGGGGGCGGTAGGACTGAATTATGGATACCCGCAGATGCTTTGAGCGGTACTGAGTCTGTTACTGTAGGCGCTGGCGCTAATGGCGGCGCTGCTCAAACAGCAGATGACACTAACGGCAATATCGGAGCTGATGGATTT